TCATAGATATTACCTCCTTTATGGTGTACATACATTATCACATGTTAATTCGCTCAATTCAATATCTTTTGCTGTTATCAACTAATTAATAATTTATGGAGGTGATTACATTGTCAGCATATACGCACACACACCACAGCCAGTCGTACTACAACCGCTACAAGCGCGACCCAGTGGCTAACGCGTTCTACCAGTCACAAGTGTGGGAGCATATGGCAGCACGAGTCAAGGCCGAGTCGTATAACACGTGTGCCATCTGTGGTCATACTTATGACGAGCCAGGCAAGCTAATCACTGACCATATCGTGCCGTTACGAGTTGACAAGCGAAAGCGACTCGACCGCGACAATCTCTGGTGTCTCTGCCAGCAAGACCACTACTGGAAAACAAAATTGGAAGGCCAAGTATATCAGTCAGAATCATTAATCGAGAATCTCGACACTGCCAAGCGTTGGGGTGCTAACGAATGTAAGAAGTGGGTGCTTGAACACAAACGGAGGATGTAATGATTGAAGAGTGGAAACCAGTCAAACAATACGAAGGCACTTATGAAGTTAGCAATCTGGGGCGTGTACGAAGCGTAGATAGATTTGATACTAACGGACACCACTTACGCTCCGTCGTGTTAAAACCACACTACAACAAAAAAGGATATGCACGAGTTTGCTTGTCTGTTGGCAATTGTTCAAGGTATATGCAAATACATCGCTTAGTTGCACTGGCATTTATTCCTAACCCATTAAATCTACCCGTGGTCAATCACAAGGACGAATGCCCTAGCAACAATAATGTAACCAATCTAGAGTGGTGCACCACAGAATACAATGTGAACTATGGTACTGGACTGCAACGGCGTTCGAACAATCCTAGATGGCAGAAGGCTACACTTGTTAACCTTAGTAAAGCTAGCAAAGTAGCACATGCCAAGGCACGCAAACAAGTAATTGCAACTAACGCCGAGGGTAAGTCGACAGCATTTGAGTCAGTTAGATGTGCCGCGAAAGCGTTAGACATTACAAGCAGTAACATCAGTCGATGCTGCAATAATATAAGAAAGTCGGCTGGCGGATATAATTTTAGCTTTGCATAAGCGCTTACTTATCACAATCGTTAATAGATAACCTAGATACAGCAAAGAAATGGGACGCAAAATGTTGTCGTGAGTGGGTTATATCGAAAGAAAAATAACCCCCGCCCCTATGTTTGAGGAGGGAAGCTCACACAGAAACTGTCCTTTTGTCGCAAACGCATTTTTTAAAAAGTTCACTTTTGGGCCCTGGGGGCCCGCCAGAATAGGAGGTAGCCATATTGAGTACGGACTTAAAAATAGTAAAAAAAGAGGGCGAAATGCCCGCAGATACGACCGATGACCTGGCAGAAATTCAGGTCACACCGCCGAAGCATCTTGACCAAGCCGCCAGCCGCCTGTGGACGAATCTAATTCCCGAAATTCGCAAGATGGGCTACCTCAAAAAGGTGGACCAAGCGAATTTGGAGCTGTATTGCAAGTACTACAGCATGTATCTGGCATCAGAGGAGCTTATCCGCAAACAGGGACTGTGGCTGTACAACAAAGACCATGAGGCCGTTAAGCGGTCACCAGGTGCTACTCAGTTAGATGCCTGTGTGAAGGGCTTGCGGGAGCTAGGACACGAATTAGGGCTGTCGTTTGACGCAGGCATGCGCACTCTCTCTGTGGGTGAACCTAAGCAGGAGAAGAAGACACCATTGCAGGGGGTGAAGTTCGGTGCGGAAGTATGACTATACCGGTGTCACCGATATTCGGGCGTATATGGCGCCGTACGAGGCCGATTATGCTGGACTGCCTGCACAGTATGGTGACCCAGGCACACGGTACGCGTATGACGTAATGTTTACTGACCGGTATCTCGCCGGCCGTGACGTGCAGCTAGCGTGTATTCGCCACCTAAACGACCTGCTTCGCATTGGCGATGATGATTTTCCATACACGTACGAAGTGCCGATGGTAGACGCTATTGAGTATTTTGTCGGTCTGCTGCCGAACCCGGACAACATTAAGGTCAACATCAAGCCAATGCGCTGGCAGTCGTTTATCCTGGACAGCCTGATTGGTTGGCGTAAGGGGAACGGCACGCGCTTTACCACGTCGAATATCAGTGTTGCACGTGCTCAAGGCAAGACGTGGATCGCGTCAATGCTGATGAATTTTTACTACTTCGTCGTTGGCTGGAACGCATCATCACAGGACTTTCTGGTGGCCAGCTACGATAGCGACCATTCCACGAAGCTGTTTAACGATGTGAGCCTGCAAGCCAAGCAAATTATGCAGCTAGACGAATTTCGAGAAGATGCCATTAAGAGAGGTGTGGACGCACAAACCACCCAGGTTATCGCCAAGAATACCAAAAACACTATTCGCAAGGGCACCAGCGAGGGTGGCGGGTTCGATAGTTTCCATAACCTACTAGCAATTTATGACGAAATTGGTAATTTACGTCCAGCCAAAAATGAAACGTTAAAGCAAATCACGTCCGGACAGAATAATATTGATAACCGTATGTTTGTCAAAATCTCGACCGCTTATCCGGACATTAAGGTCAAATTTAAGTCTGACGAAGACTCGATGCGGGCCGAAATTGAGAAGGACTATTTGCGGTCGTCCGACAACGTCTTCCAGGTGATTTACGCCCAGGACAGTGAGGAAGAAGCCTTCGCGCCCGAGACTTGGGGCAAGAGCAACCCGAATTTACTGGAAATGAGTAAGTCGGCGTACGAAAAACAGCTGACGTCACTAAAGCAGGACTTTGCGGACAACGAACGTGAAGGCACGTTAGCGACGTTCGTCAATAAGACGCTCAACCTGTGGTCGCGACGGTTCCAGAATAGCTATCTCTCTCTCGACGTGATTCAAAAAGCCCAGAAAGCTGATTTTGACGTCCACGGCCGAGAAGTGTTTATCGGGTTTGACGCTAGTCAGAGCAATGACAACACATCTATTGGGTTTGAGTACCCATATCTAGACGGAAAGACGCACATGTACCGGGTCGAACAACACAGCTTTATTCCGTTTGCCCAGGCAAAAACATTAGCCGCTAAGTCCAAGCAAGACGGTCTCGACTATGCCGAGCTGGAAGACCAAGGCTTGGTCAGTGTGACCAACCTCGCCAGCGGGGTTATTAACAAACAGCAGGTTTATCAGTGGCTCGTGCAGTATGTCCATGAGAATCGGCTACGCGTACGTGGCATTGCGGCTGATCCAAACCTAGCTTCATGGTTCGTCAAGATGATTGAAAACTATCAGCCAGACTGGCCTAAGCCGGTTGAGCTTCGGCCGACGTCATTTTATCTGTCTGTGCCAACCAAGGACTTCCAAAACCTCTTTGTTAACGGCAACGTCACGATTCCGGACGATCCATTACTGGTGGACGGCTTTAATAATGCTGTGGTGGTTGAGGACAAGGGTGGCGCGGTCAAGATTGACCGTCAAAACCGCACGAGTGACCACATTGACACGGCCGACGCAATTATTAACGCGCACTATCTGGCCCAAGACTATTTCGAGAATTTTCACGGGGATGATTACAACCCGATGTCCGACATGACTTCGGACGAAAAGCGTAATTACTTTAAAGCAATGTTTGGAGGTGGCAAGTGATGTGGACGAAAGCGTTAGCGTTTCTAAGTAACTGGATTAGCGTCATCTTATGCGTCTGTGGGCTAATTTTACTGTCTTTGGGCGCATTTATGTTAAATACCATTGTCGGTGTTGCCTTCACAGGCATTGAGTTCATCGCCGCCGCCGTCCTGATTGAGCGGGAAAGGGGGTGATTAAATGGGACTTTTAACGCCGCACAATTACGCGCGGCACAAGGTTAAGGACTATGTTTACCCGTCGAACAGCAATTTCGGTAATGCTTTACAGTCACTGATTGCTGGCAAGCCGATTTCGTACGTGTCGGCCGAGTTGGCACTCAAAAACACCAACATCTACAGCGTGGTCAACCGTATTGCGTCTGACGTCGCGTCAGCTCACTTTAAAACCGAAAATCTAGCGTCTCGTGGTCGACTGGAAGAACCCAGCACGATTATCGGGCGCTTTTCTTTTTGGCAATCAGTCGTTTTACAGCTTTGTATGACCGGTAACGCCTATATTCCCCTAGTACCCGGCAATTTGGAGCACGTACCGGACTCAGATGTCCAAATTGACTATCTGGAGGGCAATACAGGCATCATCTACCAGGTTATGGAGAGCAACGACCGGCCGGCAATGACGCTGCGGCAAGACCAAATGCTCCATTTTCGGCTCATGCCGGACGCACGGTACCGCTATTTGATTGGTCGGTCGCCACTAGAATCACTGCAAGACTCCATCAAACTCGACAACGAAGCGACCAAAAACAACATGGACGTGATGGACAAACAGATTAACCCAGCCGGCAAGCTCACGATTGACCACTATCTGGCTCATGGCGAGGACCTAGAAGCCGCTCGTGACGAGTTTGAGAAGGCCAACAGCGGCGAAAACTCTGGCCGACTGATGGTTTTGCCTGATGGCTTTAGCTATGACCA